TAATCCAGTTGTAGCACTCATACCTTTTTAATCTTTTCTAGTTTCTTTTCTAGCAATGCTAATAGCTGATCTTTCATTGCAGTATATCCTCCACCTTTCCAGCCTTGAAATGCTTGAAAAAACATTTTAGTACCAGAATATCCTACATTAAACATATCAGATCCTGCTTCTATTAAATGTGCATGAAATCCTTTGTATGGACTATAATATCTAGGCCCGACTATTACAAATGGCTTTCCTTTTTTACCTTTTAATCCTTTTATAATTCCTATAGATTTTTTTAGGTTACCCTCATCTACTGGAGTTCTGCTTTTTATATCATTAATTAAAGGCCTAGCTACTTTCCTTAATACTGCTTTTATATCTGCATCCTTAATAGCCTCTCTACCTAATGCTTTAAGTATTTGATCTACTTGTTTATCTCCTGTTATAGATGTAGTAGGTATTATAGCCATTAGTTTATAGCAGTATGTGCTTTTATTATTACTAGTTGTTGGTTTCCTTGTCCTCTGTACTCTACAGATTTAATATAAAACTCATCTCCATCATATGTAATAGAATCTATACGATCTATTAATTCTGTAATAGATTCATATCTATAAGTAAACTGCACATTTTTAACTAAGTTTAAAACCTCTGCAGACATCTTTTCTGATCCAGGCAGCCATTTTATATCTGCGAATCTTTCATAGCTTAAACCACCATCTGCAGCCATATCTCCATAGTCATTTTGCTGCTGAATATCTGGTACACTTATTTGAGTTTTATATCTTAATCTGCCAGGTTGTATCATTGCCAAATATAATTTTTATACTGATTAATTATATTAAAATAACCCATAGGCATCTCATCTACTTTCAAAAATGATACTGCTGATCTATTATCATAGTAATGCTGAATTAATAAATACATAGCTATTAATAATGGTCTAGTACTATCTGCATTTGCTGGCTCAATTTCATACTCAATACTAATAGCATCTAATCTATCAAATGTATTAAACGTATTTATAAACTGCACCTTAATTAATCCCATGTGCTGGATTACTAGATAGTCTGTATCTTTAGTTAATGTTTGCTCTACATTATTTATATCAAAATACTTTACTATAAAATCATTAGAGCCATCCACATAACCCATATAAGATAAATTTAAAATTAAATTACCTCCTGTAGTTGGAATTGTTCCCCAATTTGTGAAATACTCTGTAATATCTTGCATGCCCATTACCTGGCCTGTATCCTTTAATATTTTTAATCTAGCTATAGAGATAAGCTCAGATATAAATGTATCATCGTTATTAAAATCTACTCTAAGATAGCTTTTAGCCTCAGCTAAGCTAATAGGCTCTGTACTTGTATAATTCTCTATTTTTGCATTCCTCATATCCTAGATATAAAAAAAGGGAGCAGGAATATCCCACTCCCCTTATCATTATTAAATAATCTATTATGCTTTCTCTCCAGTAACTAAAGATGTAGAATTTGCAGTTACTCTAGCAGCTTTACCATCTACTAAAGAAACAATTACAAGTCTTGACAAACCTTTAGCAGCATCTGTGTAACGATCAGAAATAATATCTAATCCACCAAATGTAGCTAAATGTACATCAGAGAAATCTCCAAACATCATAGCCTCAGATAATGCAGGAGATGCAGATCCTAAGTTTTGAGTTACATAATATGGATAGCCATTTATAGTCTTAGATGCATAGTCTGCATAAGCCTGTACATAGTCTACACCAGATTCCTCTTTTAATTTAGCTAATGCTCCAGCATTAAAGATGTAGCTAAAGTTACCAGATGCAGGATTAAAGTTCTTAGCAAGAATGTTTTGCTCTGCTTCAAATAGCTCAGCTTTAGAATGAGATCCACTCATAGTAACTTGATCTGCAGTAGCCCAAATTGAGTTTGGTCCATTTGTAGTAGTTGCTGCATCTTGTAGTAATGCTTTCTCCCATGTACTAGAAATTGAACGAGCCATGTTTCTCTGTAGAGCTGACTCTGCTGATGCGTTTTGTGTCATCATCTCAGCACTCATAGATACTACAGAAATTAGCTTGTTTGGGCTTAATGTAATCTCATCTATATTCCCTGCTGGAGATTGTGCAGTTGTACCTGCTTCATCAATAAAGCCAGATGTAATACCACCAATAATAGGGAATTTACGATCTGCAGTAATACCAGAGTAAAAGTTAGCTCCAGCTTGTACTAATACTAAATTAGCTTGTAACTGATCAATAAATGATCCCACCTCAGTTGGTCGAACATTACCTGCTGCTGCAGGTAAGTCTTGAGATGCTCTATGCTCTAATGCAATAGATGGAATTCCTACACCTCTAAATAAACGAGTTTTATTTTCGTTTCTAGCCTCTTGATGCATCTCTCCTACTATACCATCCATTTGGCCATTATAGGCTGCCTGGCATGCTGCAGTAAAGCTAAATCTCTTTAGATCTTTATCACTCTTTGCTACGTTTTGCGTTTCAAATGTAACAGGCACTACAGGAGTTTTAGTTAGATTCATAGAACGCTCTAAACGATCTACTCTAGCAGTCATATCTGTAGCAGTTTTTTCTGCTTCATTCCATGCATTTTGCTCATCAGTTGATAGGTTTCTATCCTCAGATTCTGCACTATCTATTAAATTCTGCATAGTATTTAATGCAGCATTTTTAGAATCTTTTAGTTGTTTGATAGTTTTTTTCATTACTTCAATTTTAATAATTTAAATTTTAATTTACTTATTCCTGGATTCTCTTTTTTATTGTTTTTAAATAAGTCTAATGATCTTAATCCTACAGATGTATCATTATAGGCTGGCCTTGTAACGATGCTAACATCTACTAGCCTCTTTACCTCCTTAACCTCTCTAACAAAACCTCTCTCCGATTCCTCCCAATTATCCTTATCTACATAGAATCCAAAACTCATCTTTGATATATCGCCTCTCTCCATGAGAGCAATAGTATCCTTTGCTGCCTGTGTATTAGGCATCTTAATCTCTGATACTAATCCTCTCTCATCTACTGAGAGCTTTAAAGTTCCAGAGCTTGTACGTCCAAATACTATATTATTATCATGATTTAATAAAGCTACTACATCGTTTTGTAGTACTCCATCAAATGCAGATCTATTTATCGTTTCTTTAAAGCCTCCTAAATCCTCAGATAAGCTATCAAATACTGCTGCGTACCCTCTAACGATAACACCCTCTGCAGTATTCTCAGCTCTTAACTCCTGGCATTCAAATTGCCTAACTTCTAAATTATTTTTTAGCTTCTTCTGTTTCATCCTCTTTAATTATTTCTTTTTTAGGATTAGCCTCTTTAGGCTTTACCTCTTTAGGCTTCTGATCAGTTTTGATCATATTCATAGGTACATAATGCCCATCTCCATCTTTAGCATCGTTTAAATTTTCTTTTCGTCTAATCTCATTAGGAGATAATGCTCCTACACTAAATAGCTTAGCATAGTAATCTCCTCTGCTCTTAGAATCTCCTCTCATTAATGCATGAGTAGAATGCTCAAAATATCGCTGCCCTTTTAGATTTTCAAAGATTAGTTTTTTGTTTAGTTCCTGCTCTACCTTAACTAAAATAGGAGCTATACAAAACTGAACAAACTCAATACCTTGAGCCTCAATATTACTAAATGTGGCTCTCTCTAAATCTCCTAACAGATGAGGAGGCACTCTCATCAATCTAGCAATCTCTGAAATACTAAATTTTCTAGTAGCTAGGAATTGAGCTTGATCTGGGCCTAATTGAATAGGCTTGTAATCCATTCCCTCCTCTAGTACTGCAGTTTTAAATGAGCCATTGTAACCACTATGATAAGTAGAATGCCATTGACCAGATAAAGCTTGCATAGCCTCTGTGCCTAATTGTCCTGGATGCCTTAGTACTCCAGATATTTTACCTCCACTCTCAAAGAAATTTTTACCATAGGTTTGAGCAGCTATACCTAAAGCTATATTATCTGCAGCTATAGTAATCCTAGATATACCATTGTAACCATCTAAAGTCATATCTGGTATATGTACAAAATCGGATGCATCATAGATAGCACCTCCTCTAATCTCATAGGTTACTCTACCATTTTTAATATTAATTTTTACATCATCTGGGTGTATTAAAGTTAATGCTAATGGTAAGCCTCTCTGATCTCTTTCTATGTATGCATAGGCATTACCATAGAGAATCATAGTAGATATAAAGCAATCCCAAAAAACGTACTTTGTTTGTGTTTGGTTTGGCTCTGAATGTATTAAATACTGAAGGCTGCTATCTGAATCTATCTCTCTCCCTGCATCAGTTTTTTTATAGTAATTTAATGGTAATTGAGCTATGGTTTCTGCTATAATTCTTACTGCTGCATATACTGCAGTTAGTGTTAATGCAGAATCTGGAGTAACTAATACCTGTTTAGGATTTAGATTTAATCCCATTCTATAATCTACATAGTTTCTCTCCTCTGGAGCTTTAGTAGATCTTTTTAGAAAGTCAAAAAATGCCATTAAATATATTTTTTTGCAAATTAATTAATTATTTTGTATAAAGCAATACTTAAATAGTAAAAAAGCCTTTACCATCTCTAGTATATTTACTTACTACAGGAGCCTCTGAGTACATCTCCTCTCCTACTGCCATGCACATAGCCATAATACTATCTATTTTATCTGAGCTTTTAGCTTTATTAGGCTTAATATTTCCTGCAGGATCTGTTTCTAGTTGTACATTACTAAACTGCCATCTTATTAATGGATCATTAAAGTAGATTAAATCATTTGTAAGTACTTTAGCTTCTATTTCCTTTGCTGCAGGAGATAAACTTTTATAACCCATACCAAATGCAGACATTTTTAAGCCCTCCTCTATGCATTCTATTACTAACTGGCTTGAGTTCCATCTATCAAATGCTATACTTTGTACTTGGTATTTTTCGCAAACTTCGAATATTTTAGCTTTTACATAGTTGTAATCTGTTACATTACCAGGAGTTACTTCTAAATAATCGGCCCAATCCATGTAATTTACTCCATCGTTTCCTCCAGTTCTACCCTCAAATTTATCCTCTGGTATAAAAGTCCAATGCTTAAAAATAATCTTTTCTCCAATCCTCCAGCACAAAGATAAGCATGTAAGATCTCGTACAGATGCTAAATCTAAGCCTCCATAGCAGGGATTCTGCAGTAATATCTCCTCTGATATAGTACCATTACAGGCTACAATATCTGTATCATTTATCCATCTAGTTTCTGATGTTGTCCATTGATTTAGATGTAATCTTCTAAATATATTCTCGTAGCTAGGCTGAGATAAGGCCTTTTTTGCTTCTCTCTCCATATATGATCGCTTTAATGATACATCTAAACCAGGATTAGCTTGTTCCCATGTAGCAGGATCTGCTATATCTGCATCTGCATCAGCTTCAAATATTACAGGTAAAAACTGCTCATCTTTTATAATTCCATCTCTAACATCACATGCATAGGAGTACATTTTATAGCATGCAGAGTATTTATCGAACCCTGCAGTAGTAATAGCTATGGCTAATGGCTGCTTTCTAGCTCCAGTACTTGTTTCTAATACTTGCCATAGATTTTCTGTACCATCGTCTTTCATTCCATGCAGCTCATCGTATATAAAACCAGAAGCATTAAAACCATGCTTTGTAGATGTTTCCCTAGATATAGCTTTGTAGAATGAGCCTTGAGAATTATATACTATACTATTTTTAAATATCTCTACATATTTATCTAGCTTTGGATTATTCTCAATCATTACTCTGGCACACTCAAACACTAATTTAGCCTGTTCTTTATCATTTGCTGCAGAATATAGCTCTTTACCAAACTCATCATCTAGGTATAATAGAGTCAAAATAATAGCTGCTGCTAGTGTAGATTTACCATTTTTTCTAGGCAAAAATATGAAGCTAGTTCTAAATTTTCTAGATCCATCTGCACACTTCCATCCAAACATGGGCCTTATAATTTGCTCCTTTTGGTATTCTTGTAATATAAATGGAGTTTTAGCTAGCTCTCCCTTTGTATGTGTTAAATAAACCTCTATAAATTCTACTGCTTTATCTGCAGCCTGCTCATCAAAATAATACTCTATCATAGTTTAAATGTGTTATCTATTATCTCTGGAGCTGAGATCCTAGTTCTAGCTGATGGAGTCAAACCAAATTGACAAGCTATTTTTAAAGCTTTGTTTAGGCTATCTGTAGCTATCCTTTGCTCTGGTTTCTGAGTTCTCCTAGTTAATGCACCATCCTCATTAAAAAACTCATCTACCCTACCATTTAATTTTAAATAGTTCTCCATCTCAATATAAGTACCCATCTCATTTGCATAAGATGTAACCAAAGCTAAATCTACTAAATGCAGCATTCTTTTACTATGCAGCTCCATGCATACTATATTATACTCATGCGATCCATACTCATTTAATTGATACGGAGGCTCTGGTATATTAGCCAGGAGAGATACTTGCATCTCATTAGGATTTATTCTGCAGGGCTGATCTGTGCCTGCCATTTTTTTTAGTTGCGTAGGTTTCGCTGGTCTGCCTTTGCCCATTATTTGTCTTATTTTTAGTTTAAACTAAGTAGAGAAACTACAAAAATAGTAAACCCTTTTTTTGCGTAAATGCCTCTTCCCTCTGGAAAGCTCCAATTTTGCACACACAAAAAGTAAAC